ACTGGGAATCATTCTGGAATGGGTTGTACACACAAGTAATGGGTAGAAGAAGTTATACTCCAGCTGGTACTTATCTTGATGGCTACATGGCAGAGGTAAACTCTGTAGATGGACAAGCATTATCACCAACAAACTTTGGTGAAACTGACGATAACGGCACTTGGGTGCCTAAAAAATACACAGGCACATATGGCACAAATGGTTTCTACCTAGACTTTGAAGATACTTCTAGTGTAGCTGCATTAGGTACAGACTCATCAGGCAATAGTAATACTTGGACTGTAAACAATGTATCACTAACTGCTGGTACAACTTATGATTCAATGAAAGATGTACCTACACTAACCGATGAAGATACAGCTAACTTTGCTACAAGAAATCCTTTGGCATACTCGCCATCAATGACCTTTTCTAATGGTAATCTTACTACTAACGGGACTCTTGCAAGTTGGTATGGTGCAGCATCAACTATATTTGTAAATAGTGGAAAGTGGTATTGGGAAACAACAATAACTGTAAAAGGTACTTACATACAAATAGGAGCTGCGGAAGAAGATTGGCTTCCTAATAGCTCTGTAGCACTACAAAGTAATGCTTACGGGTACTATAGCTACAATGGCAATGCAGTTAGAGATGGAGCGTCAACAGCTTACGGAACAACATATACCACAGGAGATGTTATAGGAGTTGCTTTGGATTATGATAATGGTGCTATATGGTTTAGTAAGAATGGCACATGGCAGAATAGTGCAACTATATCAGAAGTTCAAGCAGGGACTACAACTAATGCAGCTTTTACAGGAGTCACTGAAAGTCTAACTCCTGCAAATTGTCAATATGGAACAGCAACACAAAATCATAACTATGGTCAAAGAGCATTTGCTTATACACAACCTACAGGCTTTAAAAAACTAAATACATTTAACTTACCTAATTCTACTATTGAAGATGGTAGTACTAATTTTAATACTGTTCTTTATACAGGTACTGGAGCAATTCGCAGTGTTACAGGTGTTGGGTTTCAACCAGATTGGGTTTGGGGTAAAGCTAGAAGTGTAGCTTATTCCTCTAACTTGTATGATAGTGTTAGAGGTGCAACTAAATATATGTACTCTAATGCTACTTCTTCAGAAGTAACTGAAGCTGACTCATTAACATCATTTGATTCTGATGGTTTTTCTACAGGTGCTAATGCAGGTGCAGGTATTAACTACTCTGGCGTTTCATATGTAGCTTGGAATTGGAAGGCAAATGGTACAGGAGCAACTAATGAAGATGGGTCAATAACCTCTACAGTATCAGCTAATACAACAGCAGGGTTTAGTATTGCAACATGGTCATCCCCTGTATCTAATGGCAGCACAATCGGACATGGTTTGTCATCTACTCCAGAACTATTGATATTAAAAAGCCGTGCATCTACTAGTGCGTGGGGTATATTTGCACCTACTATTCTTGGTAATAAGTATTTATATTTTACTAGTTCAGCTGGTAATACTAACTCAAGTTATACACCAGGTCTATCAAACACATTAATGACTGTGCCATATTATACTTATTATTTTGGTGGACCAGCTAATAGTGGTACTAATCTCTGTTACGCATTTCATTCAGTAGAAGGCTACAGTAAGATTGGTAGCTACATAGGTAATGGTAATGCTAATGGTCGGTTTGTATACACAGGGTTTAAACCTAAAATGGTTATAATTAAAAGTTATACTGGTGGTTTTGATTGGGTAATTCTTGATACTGAAAGAAATCCAGAAAATTTAGTGCATGATGTTTTATATCCTAGCCTTGCTAATGCAGAAGCAGATGCAACTACTTATGCTTCTTTTGATGCTGTAGCTAACGGATTTAAATTACGCAACACTCATCAATATACAAACTATAATAACTATAATTACTTATACATGGCATTTGCCGAGAACCCTTTTAAAAACTCAACAGCGAGATAGGATAAATAATGTTTGGAATAAGTGCATTTTCAGAGTCTCCATATAGTTCTTTAGCAGGTAAAACATTAATTGGTTCTGGATCTATAAGTGCAACTGCAACACTAACAACAGATGGATTTAGAATAAGACTTGGTGATGCAAGTGTTAATGGTCAAGCGACTGTTAGTGTAGAAGCATCTAGCTCCACTGTTACAGGAAATGCTAGTATTAGTGGAATAGCAAACTTACAAGCAATAGGTGGCTTTATAGTAGATTCAAGTGGTAGTATAAATGGTTTCGCTACTTTAACTGCTGATGCAAATGCAATATTGGCTGGTAATGCTTCAATATCTGCAACAGCAACAGTAATAGCTGATGGACATATTCAAGGAAATAATTGGACAGTAGTTCCAGTAACTTTAAACACATGGAAAAGGATAGGATAATATGAGTCGTGATAAAATATCAGAATGGTCGCCAACAGCAGGTTCTAATACTGATGTAGGTGGAATTAATATTAACGAGGGTTGCCCTCCTGCTACCATTAACAATGCCATAAGAGAAATAATGTCTCAAGTAAAAGATTTTTCTACAGGTTATGATAATGATGATTTAGTGGTTGGGGGTAATTTTACAGTAGATGGCACAACAACTTTAACAGGAGTTCCTACTGGACCAACAGCAGTTGCTGGAACAAACACAACTCAATTAGCTACCACAGCTTTTGTTGAAACAAAAGTAGGTACTGTAGGCACAATGTGTGCTCAAAATTCTAATGCAGTTAATATTACTGGTGGTACTATTGCTGGTACAACTATAAATTCTATTACTGTAGGAACAAACGCATCAGGAACAAAAACTGTTTCCACATCTAATCCTACAGGTGGTTCTGATGGTGATATTTGGTACAAGGTAGATTAAATGACTATCTATGTAAATGATAGCGGTTCAAATAAAGAAGTAAAAGAAGTGCTTATTAAAGATGGTGGTGTTTGGAAACAAGCGAATGAAGTTTATGTAAAAGAATCTGGTGCTTGGGAATTGGTGCATGGTGTTACTTATATTACTTTGTCAGGTGATGCTGATGGATTAATAAAGAATTTTAATTTAGCTACTTATTTAAGTCTTTCTTTTCCTACTATTGCACAAATAACTGTTGCTAGTGGAACGCATTCTGTATCTACAAGCAATACAGTCCCTGCGTTTGATGTGGGGTCTCTTGTTATTGGTAGCTCTGTAAGACTTACACTCCCTACAGATTCTAGTATTACTGGTAGGGGTGGCAATGGTGGACCAGGTGCTGAAAGTCAAGGTGGTCAATCAGTAGCAGGTGATTTTGGTGGCACAGGACTATACACAAGATTTCCATTAACTTTAACTAATAACTCAATTATTGGTGGTGGTGGTGGTGGTGGAGGAGGAGGTGGAGGTCAAAGAACATACTATGCTGCTGGGTCTGGTGGCGGTGGAGCAGGTGGCTACCATGAAGCAGGTTCTTCAGGAAGCATATTATCTTCAAATGGGTCAACAACTTTAAGTCCAGGATTAAGTGTAGCTATACCAGCAGGTGATGGTGGGATTGGAGCTGGTCCAAGAGCAGAAAGGAACAATTCAGTAAGAGCTAGTGATGGGACTAGAACAACTGGTGGAGCTGGGTCTTGTGATGCTTTTGACACAAGATGTGGTGGAGCAGGTGGCAATTTAGGTGTTAATGGTTCAAGTGGAGTTACAGCAGGTGGCACAGCAGGTAACGCTATAGATGGACATTCTTATATTACCTATGTTACAGCAGGAACAATATCAGGAGGTCAAGTAAACTAATGCCTACTAAACGAGTACAATTTACAGATTGGAATCCAGATCAACCAGACAATGCAGGAAGTCTTAATGATGCAAAAAATGTAATACCTGTATCTATTGGGTATCAACCTTTTCCTAATGCAGAGGACTTTAGTGAAGCAGCAACAGAAAATATTAATTCTATTTTTGTAGCAAAATTTGATACAGAAGTTGTTTTGTTTGCAGGTGGTGCAACTAAACTTTTTAAATTTAATTCAGCTACAGAAGCGTTAGAAGATAAATCTAAATCAGGTGGTTATACAAGTACATTTGCTTGGGTCTTTACTCAATTCGGAAAAACAGTTCTTGCTGTAAATGGGACAGCACCTATTCAATATTGGACAATAGGAACTTCAACAGCATGGGCAGATGTAGCAACATCTCCTACAGCTAAACTTATTACTGTAGTGAGAGATTTTGTAGTAACAGGTAGTGTAGCTACAGGAGCGTTAGGTCGCTCTACAGTAAGGTGGTCAGATATTAATGATGAGACTGATTGGACAGCAGGAGCTACATCACAGTCAGATTTACAAGTAATTGCAGATGGTGGTAATGTTGTTGCACTTACTGGTGGTGAGTTTGGATTAGTTTTTTTAGAAAAATCAATTTCAAGAATGTCTTATGTAGGAAGTCCTTTATTTTTTCAATTTGATAATATTTCAAGAGGATTAGGTTGTTTATCAGGTAATTCTGTTTGCCAATACAATCAAGTTTCATTCTTTTTAAGTGATGATGGATTTTATAAATGTGATGGCAACCAAGTTCAGTCTATTGGTAATGAAAAAATAGACAGATGGTTTTTTTCAGATGTAGATTTAAGTTTATTAGGAAATATGACAGCATCTATAAACCCAGCATTAAATATTGCTATATGGAATTATGCTAATGTTGGTGGTGGCAGAAGTATGCTAGTTTATAACTGGACATTAGATAAATGGTCAAGAGTTGAAACAACAGCAACTGTTTTGGGAAACATTGCAACATTAGGAACTACTTTAGAAGGTTTAGGCACTCTAGGTTACACTGATATAGATGTATTACCTGCATCATTAGATGCAAGATTATGGGTAGGTGGTAAATTTTTATTTGCTGGAGCAAGAGACACTAAAATAATTAGTTTTACAGGTTCTACTTATAACAGTGAATTAGTAACAACTGATTTAGAAAATGGATATAACTCTGTAATTAATTTATTAAGACCACAAATAGATAATGGTAGTGCAGATGTATCAGTAGCAAGTCGGAAAGAATTAGATGATTCTATTATATTTGGACCAACAGTATCTACAACATCAGAAGGTAGAGCCAATGTACGAACTGGTGGAAGATACCATAGAGTATCTGTTAAACCTACAGGGTCATGGGAAAACGCTATGGCAGTAGATGTAGACTTTAAGCCACAAGGTAATAGATAATGCCTAGAATGTATCGTACACTTCCCTATCAAGGCGGTGAACCTAGAGATGTAGCAGAAGTAGTTAATAACGCTATGAATGGCAAGACGAATAACAGTGGTACTTTTACTTTAGCGACATCATCTACAGAAACTACAGTCAGTAATGAAAGAGTAGGTTTTGATTCAGTTATTGTATTTTCATCAAGAACTGCAAATGCAGCGGCAGAATCAGATCATACATTTATTAAAACAAAAGCCAAAGGTAGCTTTGTTATAGGGCATAGAAATACATCTAATACTGATGTAACATATGATTATATCATTGTTGGATAAATTCTATGAAACTCTATGTAGTGCCTACGAATCAAGTGCAAAGATTTTGGTATCTTGCAGAACCTTTATTACAAAAAGCATTAGACAAAGGTAACAACGAATTTACAGCAGACCAACTAAAACTGTTAGTTACACAAGGTCAGCAACAATTACTATTAGTAATGAAAGAAGATAAGTGTTATGTAGCACTCACTGTTCAATGGATTAACTATCCTAACGACAGAGTGGCTTATATAACTTATATAGGTGGTAAAAACACCAAAGCAGGGTTTGAGCAGTTTAAACAGTGGGTCAAATATAATGGTGGAACTGCAATACAGGGGTCTACTAAATTTGAGAGTATAGCTAGATTATGGAACAGGCTATATGGTTACAAAAAAAAATATCAATTAATGGAGTTGAAATTAGAATGATTAAGTTAAAAATATGGTTATATAACTGGTTAGCA